AGAGGCTTAGGACTCGCAAACTGCAAGGCCTTTTTAAGAATCTTGGTATAGTCGTAGGCCTCTATATTATTAAAATAATGGATTAGGGATTTATATTTAACCCCATTAACAACTAAAGCTACAGAATGAAAAGGGTAGTCGCTTGTGGTATTAGGTCGCCAAGCGCAAACCATGTTAAGCATTTTACAGCGTCTTTCATGGGCCTCTAATTCAAAGGCTAAAAGAGCAATATATGCAGCTCTACATTTCATAAAAGCCAAGGTTCTATTAATTCTAGCTCTTATTTTTGCAGGTAAATAAATTGGATTACCAGCGGTATGTAGGCAAGCAATTTTGCAGCCTTCGCTTGCACTCGCGCACATATTGAATCCAGATTCACTAGCAGGGGCTAAATTGTGTGCTTTAGTTAAGACTCCCAATTTGCCACCCTTCGCTAGTTTTGGATTGGATTCCGTTGCGCCAAGAGCTGAAGTAAAAGAGAATCCAGCCTGTTTGATTGCGCGCATAGCGGAGGCCTTAGAATTGAAACCGTTAAAAATTGCCATATGATAACTCCATTAAATTGGTATTGAATACTTTATAGGATAAAACCAAGCACAAAAGAAAGCAAATTATAAATACCGTAGAAAATAATAATAATTTTACTGACATAAACAGCCTTTTGACATTTCGTGTAAATGCCAAGCTTGTTTTAATTCGCCCTCACAAGGTACAATGTTTCTGTTGTACATATCCTCTATATATTCCGAATCTCTTAATCTTTCACTAAAAGCTAAATCTTGCGCTTTATGTAGGTAATTCAAAGCATCTCTTATGAAACTGTGTCGAGATTGCCTGTATATGTGATGGTGCTTTGCTTGTGGTAATATAAAATTCAAGCACCCTCTTATAAATTGTTTATCTGTACAGCCTAAGCCACCAACACTTGTTTCAATAATAAGGTATTGAGAAAAAAGAATATTACGACTCATAGTGAAAGCCTCCAACATCTGGAATAAAGAACCCGATACTTTCAAGCTGACCATGCTCAAAAGTGGAGTAACCAAAATGGTAAAGGGTAAAAGCTACAATTGTCGAAGCTAATAGAATATTAACGATCAACAATATATTTTTAATAACTATCATTAAATAACTCCACAAAACAAAAGTGACAGGGGCAAAACAAAAACAATAAGAGCGGCGATTGTCTCAACTATGATTGAGTCCTCTAATATTTTAAGCATATCAATTAACCTCTACAAAATTGAAACTATTAACAATATAACCAGCCGCTTGCCATCCCTTAACAATTGGTTGCGGTGCGCGATTTGAGTCGTCTAACTTGTAAACCAATTCGAGCAATTTACCAGTTTTTATCGAGGTGATTTTCATAACCATTTTGTAGGTGTTTTTCATAATATTATAACCCTCAGTTTTTTGTCTCTTTATAATAATACAATAAATCTAAAATTACTGATTCGCAAGTCTAAATAATAGAGATAAAAGAATTATATTTTGATTTATCGCTTGACAATTTGTCGATTGTGTGCCGCCTGGTTTTGACTGATTCGTTAGGGCAAATTGCTCTTACAAGCTGCCGAATCGTTTTTATGGGTTGCCACTTACAAAATACAAAACCAGCTTAAAAAGGCCGTTTTAGAGAGTTTCAGAGGCTATTTACATCTTCTCGGAATTTTGTTAAAATGGACTGATGCCGAATCAAAACATAGCTATGCGTTCTGATCATAGCAGCCATGCACAGATAGCAATTGACACGATTCCTTGTCGATATGCTACGAATCACATATGAAAAGAGTCAGATATAAAACGAATCATGCAGACGTTTCGATTATTAATCTAATTGATTCGTCAAGCACAATTCGTGTCAAGCAAAACATTTTACCGAATCGTAGTAATTTAGTCGCGTTACATAAATGTCACGTCAATGGTGCAATTATGTTTTTTGACGTAATGGTACATAAATGTCACTGTATCAAAAATATCACACAAGAAACAAGAAATGACCCCCCACCAGTGGAAAATGACCCCCTACCGATGGAAAATGACCCCACCCCACCGATGGAAAATTATCGCTTGACCCCACCGATGGAAAATGACAATGTGATTCTCATAAATATAATTTGTAAGTTAGGATAAATATTATGATAAACGAGATTGATTATAAAAACTGTATCAAAGAGCAGCATCACGAAGTAAAAGGAGTTGTAGTGTCCCTGTACGATTACACGGGATCAGCCCTAAAGCCTTGGGCAGATGCAGGTTACCAGTGCTATGCTTTTGATATCCAGCATGATCAGCATGGTAGCGTAACAAACTACCACGACAATGGTGGTTCTATTGAGTATATCCATGCAGACTTGCACGACAACAAAACGATAAGAAGTATCCACAAGATGCTCAGTAGCCTACCAGTGAAATTTGCTATGGCCTTCCCAGTTTGTACTGACATGGCCGTGAGCGGGGCTGCCCACTTCTCAAATAAGGCAAAGGCTGATCCACTGTTTCAAGTGAAAGCCGTAAAACACGCAAAAGCCTGTTCATATTTGTTTAACCTTCTTAACGTGCCATACTTTATCGAAAACCCTGTTTCAGTACTGGCCACAAAATGGCGTAAGCCTGACCATTATTTTCACCCTTATGAGTATGGTGGATATATTGCATACTCTGAGGCAAAGCACCCACGTTGGCCTGATTACATAGCAGACTTTGATGCCTACCCAAAGAAGACTTGCCTGTGGGTTGGTGGCGGTTTTGTTATGCCAGACAAAGTATCCGTAGGAACTGATTTTGGATACAGTACACAACACAAAAAGTTAGGAGGTAAATCAAAGAAAACAAAGGACATACGCAGTGCCACACCGCGTGGCTTTGCAATAGCAGTTCATCAATCAAACAGCACGGCTTAAAGGATAACCAAAATGAAAACAGCAGAAAATAGGGTCTACATAGTGGCAGGGGTTCACCCTAAGAATGGTGTAGTTCTTATAGACAATGGTAGTCGTTATACCTTGCCAGAGGCAGAACAAAGGGCCAAGAATATGAATGCAAAGTTTGAGCCTGAGCGAAGGGTGTTAGGCTTCAGTATGTTTGTTGCATTTAATACAGAGGCTCAAGGTATGCGGCCACCCTATGCTATAGACATGGAAAAGGAATGGAGCTTTGTAGTTGACAAAGACTTAAATTTAGATGAAAAGCTTACTATTACTAACAATCACTCAGAAGGATCAAAAACATGGCACTAGACACAGGAATGGTTACAAGAGCATTATCCTCTAACCAAAACAAGTTTGTTACAGTGAAATTCTTAAACAAGTCAGGGGAAGAAAGAACATACAATGGTAGAATGAATGTAATTAAAGGCCTGAAGGGGAATGAGAAAGGGACTGCTGTGGCAAAGGTTTTAACTAAGCACGGATATGTAACCTTAAAGACTTCTGGTGGCTACAAGTGCTTTAAGCTTGATCAGGTCTTAGCCTTCAAGGCAGACGGTAGGCACGTATTTGGCTTAGGTCACGATATAAAATGAACCCACTGTGGTGTTTGGCAGCGGCTGTTTTCTTCGAGAGTAGGGACCAGCCGCTAGAGGGGCAATTCGCCGTTGCAAAAGTCGTAATTAACAGGGTTGAATCTACACGATGGCCCAGCACTATATGCGGTGTAGTTTTCCAAGATAAGCAGTTTAGCTTTACCCACGATGGAAAATCTGACAACTACCATAAGTATAACTCCAATGTGGGAGATAGACAGGCTATTGATATTGCAGAGACAATAGCTAAATCCGTTATGAAAGGGGACGTAATTAACCTTACTAGCACCCACTATCACGCAACATTTGTGAAGCCTTATTGGGCGTCAGAGTACCACCTAGATGGACGCATAGGTGGGCACTATTTTTACACAGCGTCCGATGGAAAATGAGAATGAAACAGAGCTTAATACAACACCTAAATGAGATGGGGATCATAGCCAGTAATTGGGTTGAGGAACTGTCTAATGTTGCCGACACTAGGCATGAATACTTAGTAAAGGGTTACTTTAGTGACCCCAGAGATGGAAATAGAGAGGTCCCTTTTTAATGCTAATTTACAGGAAAAGCCCAATAAGTGGCAGAATAAACACCATGAGTATAGATGTTACTCAGGAACAAATAGATTTGTGGATAGAGGGCGAGCTAATACAGAATGCTTTTCCATCTCACATAACTACAGGAGAACGTGAGTTCATTAAGACAGGTATAACCCCAAGTGAATGGGAGTTAATTTAAATGATTGATGTAGAAATGTGGGCTATTAAAGATACTAAAGAAGATAAATTAATTGTAACTAAATTTGGTAGGTCTACATGGAAACGTAAGATGAATCCTAATTCAGTTAATATTGTAGGTTATAATAGATATGATTTTGATTGGACAACTATTCCCCCAATTAAAACAGAAAATTCTAAGTACAAGATGTTAAAACCTATTCGAATTAAAGTAACGGAGATTTTAGATGATTGAAGTAACACTAGTAGACCACATGGGTGATGATATATCAGTGGTGAACGCAGCAAGGGTTAGCTTTGGCAATAAGAGTGGATGGGCTAATTTTAAATCTGGTGATGCACATAGGGGTGTACTGCACGAAAGGGACCGTAAGCTAATCCACTATTTAGCCAATCACAAACACAAGTCTCCGTTTGGTCATTGCTTCGCATCCTTTCATGTTAAGGCCCCAATCTTTGTGGCACGTCAGTTAGTGAAACATAAGTTCCTACGATGGAATGAGATTAGCCGTAGGTATGTAGACGGTGATCCTGAGTTCTACTTGCCTGATGAGTGGCGTGGACGTAGTGAAGACAAGAAGCAGGGCAGTGACGGTGTAGTAGACGTGGGTAACTGGGGTGATGTTAACTGGGCCTGTCTTAAAGCTTACCAAGATCTCTTGTCTAATGGTGTATGTCCAGAGCAAGCACGTATGGTACTGCCTCAATCAACCATGACTGAATGGTACTGGTCAGGTAGCCTCGATGCCTTCTCTGATATGTGTAACCTTAGATGTGCTGGAGATACGCAACTAGAAACTAGGTTAGTAGCAAATAAAATATGTAACAGCATGAATGAATTATTTCCAACTTCATGGTTTGCACTAAGATTGGAGAAGTAAAATGTGGGCAGTAATGTTTCAGATAGAAAGAGATGAATGGGCCTACGACACAGGCAAAACATTCTTCTCTAATTTTGACGAACCTATTTTTTTTAAGGACAAGGCAGATGCAGAAGAACAGGCAAAGATGTGGAATACAGGGGTTGTAGTGCCTTACATAACTAAAATGTCTGAAGATGAGCTAAAAGCATCTATTTACAGGAGTGAACGAAATGGAAAATGACACCCCATCAATGGAAAATGTCCCCCCTTCAGTGGAAAATGACCACATAGTAAGGGAGCCTTCACACTATGCCAGATGGGTGATTGAGCCAATAACGTACATAATGGTTAACGACTTTAGCTTCTGGAGAGGAAACCTGATAAAATACTCAAGCAGGGCTGGTTTCAAGTTATATAACGACAAAACACTAGTAGAGAGCGAGATAATAGACTTAGAGAAAGTCATTCGTTACGCGGAGATGAGGATCAACCAACTTAAGGGAAAGGATAAGTTATAATGACTGATGTTGAAATCCAGGTTATGTGTAAAAAGTTGGCGTGGAGATACAATCACCCACAAGAATATGACGATATAATGTCAGTGGGGGTGTTAATTTGCCTTGAGCTAAGACAACAGGGCGTGACTAATCCATCTACCTTATATTACAGAGCTAAAGATGAGATGTACCAATACTATAACCTGAGAAGGTCACACGTCACCTACTCCAAGGGAATGAGAGGTAGAAAAGCTAGGAAGGATGATAACTCTGAGATCGTTGACTCAGTAGATGTAGAAATAACTGCTGTGGATACCTATGGTTCATTTGAGCTAAGGGACACAATTAGGGTTCTAATGGGTTTATTAACAAAGAGGGAAGGTGAGGTATTAACTAATTTGTACAGTAATGATCACGATCTTACTGAGACTGCCAAGAGGTTAAATACCTCTAGACAAAGGGTAGAACAGATAAGAAATGACATACGCGACAAACTTGTAACAATTAGTGATATTGCACTTTAGATTATTTGGGCGTTATAGATATATGAACTACTTAAGTTTATAACATAAGTTTTAACACTCACACAAACAGACCTATAGAAAGAAACATTAGTATGTCAGAGTTAGGTAAAGGACCATGCCCTTTCGTGTCGTGTGGATCAAGTGATGCTTTCAGTTATAATACTGGTGGGTTTGGTAAGTGTCACTCATGTGATTCTGGATACCCGTCTAAGAATGAAACGTATGATTGGGCAGAAGATAAATACCCAACAAAGGGAGATAATATGGCTGTTACAGATTTTACACCTAAGCGTATTGAGGTAGCCTCAAACGGTTGTTACGAACCCTTACGTGGAATCAAGTCTGACACCATGAGGGAATACGGGGTTCTTACTTATGATGATAGACAGGAATATATTTACCCTAGCGGGGGAATTAAAGTAAGGCGTCTAGATGAGAAAGCTTTCTATGCTAAGGGTTTGTTTAAGGGTGACGAACTTTTTGGCATGAACCTATTCCCCGCTGGTTGTGCAAAGATGGTTACAATAACTGAAGGTGAGCTTGATGCTTTATCAGTGTATCAGATGCTTAAGGGTCAGTACACTAACCCTGTTGTGTCGTTGCCCTCTGCTACTCCATCCAAGAAGCTGTGGGAGAACTGCAAGGAATGGCTGGGTAGCTTCGATAAGATTATACTTTCTGTAGATACAGACGAAGCTGGAAACGCATTGGCTGATAGAATGGCCCGTCTTTTTCCTAACAAGATCTATCGCGTTCAACATGGTGAATTTAAAGATGCTAACGACTTCTTAAAGGCTGGGAAGGGTGGTGACTTCAAGCAACTGTGGTGGAAGCCAGTCAAGCATACCCCAGAAAATATACTCAACACATCAGATGAGTTCCTAAAGCTTTACACAGATACACCAGAGCATACTTACTACCCAACTGGCATCCAAGCTCTAGACGATAAGATACTTGGTTTGATGCAGGGACACTTTACAGTCTTTAAAGCCCCTACTGGAATAGGTAAGACAGAGCTTATGCGATACATGGAGTATAGTATGCTAAAGCAGGGAGTTCCTATTGCGGCGTGGCACTTAGAGGAAACTAAGCTCAGGTCACTACTTGGTCTTGTTTCTTACCACGCTAAGGATAACCTGACACGCAGGGATTTAATAGACGAGAAAGATGCAGACGAAACGGTTAGAAATTCTATTGTAGAGTTAACTAAGGACGAAAACTTCTATCAGTTCTACTTAGGGGATGGTCAGGGTACTGATGAACTAATAGATCAGATACGTTTCTTTAGCCAAGCCTGTGACTGTAAGTTCGTTTTCTTTGAGCCTATCCAAGACGTAGTAGTTGGTAGCTCAGAGGAGAACAAAGAGAGTATGTTAGCAGACCTGTCTATCAGGTTATCAAAGTTAGCGGCAGAGCTTAATGTTGGAATTGTTACTATTGCACATACTAATGAGAATGGTGATCCCAAGTATTGCAAGATGATTGGACAACGAGCTTCAGTTATAATTGACCTACACCGTGACAAAGACGCAGAGAGTATAGAAGAGAGAAACACAACCTACCTAAAAGTAGAGAAGAACCGTCCCTGTTCAGAAGAGGGACAAGCTGGTAAGTTGTCGTTTAGCACAGAAACATTCATGTTAAGAGAGGTTATATAAATGATAACAGTATTTGACATAGAAACTGACGGTCTAGACCCCACTGTAATTCACGTTCTTTCTTGGGCCAATGATAAGGGTGAGGTAAAGTCTACACACGACTATGACGAAATGAGAAGTCTATTCTTAGGTGCTGTGTCTCTGCTTGGCCACAACATTATACGGTACGATATCCCTGTAGTAGAAAGGCTTCTAGACATAAAAGTAACTGCCCGTTTAATAGATACTCTTGCCCTATCTTGGTACTTAAACCATTGGAAAACACGGCATGGTTTAGCTGAGTATGGGTTAGAGTATGGAGTACCCAAGCCTGTTATAGACGATTGGGAAAACCTATCTAA